AATGCTATTCTTTCTGGTTTCCCAGCCCTTCTTGACACCTTTTTTTGTTCCAGGCATATCAATCTTTCTTTAAAGTCGTAAACTTCCTTCCTTTTGCAGACGGAATCTCGCCAGTGATAGTTTGTAATTTTTCTAAAATATCCTCTGGCAATTCTGAAAAATCATCATAACTAGCTAACTTATCAATAAATTCAAAACGGCCTTTTATATCATGACCAAAAAACTCAGAAATTTTACTTTGGATTTTAGCTAGATATCTTGAATATTCTGGTTTCAACATAATATTATTGTTCAACTTTTAAAATGCCTCTATTAAAAATAATATAATGACTTTGTTTTTTTGTCTGTCTAACTTTAACCGCATCATATCCTTTTAAAGCAGCAAACTTGCAAGCATCTGAGGTTATCGCCTCAACTTTATTAGCAAGCTCCTGCATCTTGGGTAAATTTCTTGATTTCGCATCCATACCATATTTTTTCTCTATCTTTTTCATACTGTTTGAGAAAAACCCTTCTACTTCTTTGCCTATATCATTATAATTAGTAATTTTAGCATCTTTCGGTAAAGCTATTTTTACAACTGCATCACCTTTGACACCACCATACTGCTTTGCCTCAACAAGGTTGGTAGTAGTATAACTTCCGCTCCCATACATACCCCTGCCAGGAAAATGCTTATCGTCTTTCTTAAAACTTTCAGCATATTTTGCTTCACCAAAACCACGATATAATACTGTTCCGTCTTTATCTGTAACCTCTTTAACAAGTTTTGGTTTTCCATTAAATCCTTGTTTTTCATAAATTCTACCTAAGGCCGCATCACCATGTTCCCAACGCTCTTCATCAGTCATCTTAACTAAACTAATATCAAACTTGTCAATTTCATCAACAGTGGGATTATCACTAATCAAGGGCTTACCACTCCCACCGCCTCCACTACTTCCACCACCTCCGCCAGAAGAACCACCACTACCACCACCTTCACCTAAAAAAACATGCTTTCCGTGAAGCGTAACCCATCTGCCTTCACCAGCTTTAGCCATTTCTCCAACATACTGCTCAGTAACTACTTTTTCAGCGATTGCTCTTTCTTCTGGGGTCAATTCCTCACCAGTGTTAGTTCCCTGACTCATTTTCGCTAACAAGCTACTTGGCCCATAAGCCGCATTAGATTTAGCTTTCTCGCTAACTTCCGCTCTGGCATCTTCAATCTCTTGGTCTAAATCGTTTACCAACTTATCCATACCAAGCAAAATCATCTTGGTTTTATCAGTAATACAACCCTCTTCGCTTAAAGTTTTAACAATTTCTATATTCAATTTTAAATCGTCATCAACAATATCAGGCCAGGAAAGACTAAACTCTGGGTTCGGGATAACTTGAGCATCTTGCTTATTGCCTAAAAAGAAAACCAGTTTAAAAAGGTCTCGGTAAAAATTCTTAAATTCTCTTCTTTTTCGTTCTGCTTTTTTAATCGCTACTGGCATTTGTTCGGAAACGGAAGCCTTGCTTGATTGAACTGCCGCTCCCATAACAAATTCAGGAGTTTCTGAAGTCTGACAAATAAGCCAAAATAAAAGATTTAAAAGTTTATCAGCGTCATTAGCATTTTGGATACCTCCAACAACTTTAGCGTCAAAGTCCTTACCGCCAATGAGAAGTTTATTAGCATCCCACTTAACTTCATATTCACCATTCTCATTCCTTACTCCATTCGCCTGAAGCCATTTTTCCATATCGTCAATGCCCGTAATTACAGGAGTAGCCGTAGAATTGTAAATGTTGTTCTTAATCGCATTTTCCAAAACAGCGTGATAATTAGCCATCAGGTAATAGCAGTTTTGGTATTCTGAATTACCATACCTCTCGTTGGCGTCTCTTTCGTTGTGAAAGCCAACAATCGGCAAAGGTCTTTCCTCATCTTCATCGCCAGTTTCTTCCTCAATGGTTTCGCCTTCTTTGGGACTGGTAGTCTCAAATTTTAACAAACGGTAAAAAGGAGTTTTTTTTCTGTATTCGCTTCTATACTTAACTGTTTTTTTGTTGCCATTATCATCAAATTCATCAACATATGTTTCTACATCATACCCAATCAACTCACCAGTGAGCTTATCGTCAACAATCTCTACTTGGTCGGGAGAAAGGATTTTCGTGGACAAATCATCTTTGACAAAAATATATTGGTCGCCATCTCTAAGGGTATTTCTGGACACCTTAAATAATTCTGCTTCATTATTTTCCTCCCATGTGTCAATAAAACTTTGCGTATATTCAAGGTCGCTTTCCCGATTATTCTTCTCAATCTTTTTAACTTGCTCGTTTATTTCCTTTGGCTCTTCCCCACTATCTTCAAGGGTAATGACAGGAGACTTGGCAAAAGCAAAAGCGGCCGCTGAATTAACAATCGGTTTACCAAAAGTTGCCCCGAAAAGATAATTGCTACCGTATTTAACATTATTATGGTTATCAGTTACTTCAGAAGCATAAAAAATAGCTTTAGTGAGAAAATAGTTTGTTTTGCTGTAATCAACCGTAGGAGAGGCACTGTAAAGCTCCCAAACTAAACTATTTTTGCGAAGCCAGCTATCCACAGGAGAAATTTTTCCTATCATCTCCGCTATCGTTTGGAAAAGAGTTTTTCTCCTTACTTTTAGGGTGGTCGTGTTTTTAACCATTTTATTCAATGAATCATTATCATTATCCATCTTTACTGATTGCTTGTCAAGGATTCATATCTACACTTCTATACATGCCAGACATTTTTACTGATTTTACATCTTTACCTTTTAGACTACGCAGGGCAGTGAAACAAAACCACAATGCCGCTAAATTGTCTCCAGTATGTCCGCTTGGGAACTTTAACATTTCTTCCTTTAATTCCTGATAGAAATCAACCGTCGCTGGGTCGCTTGGGTCAGCAGGGAAAATCCATTGGCCATTCTCAACCGTAACCGCCAAACTATTAATACCAACCTCCTCGTCATATTTCTCACCCGTTGTGGTAAAGCCTTTAATTGGCAGGGTAGTTTCGTCTTGCATATCCTTGACTAATGCCTGCTGGTAAGCGTTATCCTCTACTAAAATTAAAGAAGGTTTAAACCTTTCCGCTTGCCCTCTAATGTTTTGTCTTGTTTCTGAAGGCGACCAATGCCCCTTCAAACGGTTTAAAACCACATACTTATTATCATTCCTTTTCGCCACCGTCATAATCACATTCCAGTTGGCTCTTTCCTCTTCACTAATTGCCAAATCAATTCCTTGAGCAATCACAATCGGACCTAAATCTGACTCTGACGGTTTATAACTAAACAAAAGCCTTCTGTTTTCGTCCTTACACTTCTCAATCCATGCTTCCTTAAAGACAGCCGTTTCGTCAGAAACCGCCTCGTTTTGATACTCCAAATTAAACGACCTTGTTCCTACCGATAACCGTTCATCAAAAAGCCTCTTATACGACCATCTTTCTGGCCAAAGCACTTTAGCATTATCATCCATCTCTTCCTTATGTTCATCATAAAAATCATCAGCGGCTATTTTTCCCTCATTAAACATTTTCCTCCGATACTCTTCCCAAAGTTCAACGCTTTCTGACTCTTTTAAAATCGCTTTATATCTTAGCTTAACATCAAAGGTGGGGTCGTGTTCAATCAAATCGTGATATAAATCTTCTAAATTAAAAGCCGTGCCAACAATAAATAATCTGCCTCTAATGGGGTCTAAAACAGGCATTAGAATATCGTTAAACCATTCCTTAACCTTTTGGCGTTGTTCTACCGTTCTCGTGTTATCCTTGCTCAAAAGGTCGTCAACAATAATCACGTCGGCTCTTTTGGACAAAATCGCTCCTCCCGTTCCTACCGTGCTTATCGTGGGGTCTTTTTCCTTTGTATCTCTGTTAACAATGATTTCTCTTTCTGTCCATTTTTCAGGATAGCGAGGCATTAACTCGCCAAAAACCTCCTTATACTTATCGTCTCTTTCAATAGTAGTTTTAATACTCCTCAAAAATGACTCCGCTTGCGAAGCAACTTGGGAAACGATAATAATTCGTATATTTCTGTTATTTCCAATTAACCAGAGGGGAACATTAACACTAATAATGGTAGATTTAGCGTGATTTCGGGGAGCAAGAAGCAAAAACTTTCTAATGCGAGGATTTTGGGCTAAACGATACCATTCTTTTTGATAGTCAGTAACCTCATAACCTAAAACTTCACTAGCAAAAAAAGCCAAATCACGTTTTGCCGCTAATTGAACCAACTTTTTCGCCAAGAGATTTTCTCTTATCATTTTTATCTCCTTTCAAAACTGCTAAAGCTTTTTCTGCTTGCTTAAT